TATAGTTCGTTTAGATTCATTAACTTTTATTTCGTACATAGAATTAGTAATAATATCATATTGATCATTTATAGTATATCCATTTGTTGGTAAAGCAAAATTAACAATATACTCATAAACCATTTTCTGCGATACAATATCAAATCTTATACCGCGAACTACACAAGTATCTCCATTAATGAATCTACCATAATCATTAAGAACTCCTATAGTTTTATTGACTAAATCTATACTGGTTATTCTACAATTAGCATTGTTTGAAGTTATAATATCATTAACTTTTAGAAGTGGCAAAATTGCTGATGGTATCTTCATTATAGCTATAGCTTCACTAATAATACCATTTAATTCATAGTGATGAACTTGATCTAGATTATTTGCGCCATAAGTTTGTTCTAAGTGTTGCTGCAATTCTAAACTAGACATTGGAAAGTCTTTTAAATAATCATAGCGCTGATTCACAAGCATGATTATCCAATGTAATTCTGGATTACCATATACTTTTTCAGCAATGATCTCAGGAGTCTCACCTTCTTTAATATCATACTCTTCATAGAGTGTAATATTTTCTAATACTGCTTTACGAACTCTAACATTGTTGGTGATATCTGTTAAAATCTGCAATGACGTAGACGTATTGTCCTGAGGAAAATCATAAAATATCTTAGGGAAATTTGTAAAATACATATTAGGTATACTTTTCGATAGTTTCTTTTGACAAGAGTTGTAGTTCTTTGAAAGTCAAAGACAGAGTTATCTGTGTTGGCATTCCATTGTCGAATGTACTAAAAACTCCATTAGGCGTATAGTTGACGTTTACTTCAGTTAGTACGCATGAAGTATGTCTATGAATATTTAAATTCTCTGTACTACCTTTATAATAAGTAATGTCAAATTCAGATGGGTAGATGTACAAAAACGCATCACTACTCTTAAATTCAGGATGCATGTGATATTTAAATGCTCTGATGATATTCAATACATTTTGAGATTCACCTTCAGACTGTGGAGCAAAGTTATATTCAAAAGAAAATGTTCTAAAGTCAATCCCTTTGAAGGCCTGTTCTTTCTTAGGATTAGCAGCTAATCCAGCAGCAATACCTAGTTCCTTACCAAACTGACCTTTCTCAAGAGCAAGGGCGGCCGCTATTTCTCCAGCAAGTCCGGTTACGCCTTTCAATCCACGCGCTACTGTTTGAGCACCTTTAGCAGCGGCAGAAAACGTTGCGGTTTCTTCTTCTGCATATGACGCTGAATAACGAATGCCTAATTGATTTGGAATATATAGTGCAATAGCAGCATCTAATCTTTTCTGAGGTCTAGAAAATGTAGGTTCCTTTGTTTCTCCGGGTGGAACTTCAGCGTTATTTGCTTGAAGTGCAATAGCAGCACCACCGGCAACTCCAACAGCACCACCAGCTGCTGCTCCTAAAAGTGCTTGCTTACTAACGATTCCTGCAGCAATTCCTCCTTTAATTGCTGCGCCACCACCAGCGGCAGCAATTGCAACTCCAGTAGATACTTCTGTACCAACTAGATCTCCACGCATATCTCTTTGTACACCAGTAACAACACCAACTTCACTTCCAGTCTTAAATACTCGAGAATCAACTGAAGTATTGATGTAGAAAATAACTCTATTCTCTCCATATTTGGGGTTGTTCATTAAATCTTGTGGATATGATAAACCAGTTGTACTATACTTATCACTAAGAGTAGATGCAATATAGTCAAATTTTGGAGCGAATTTAGCAGTTCCAGAACCAATTTGTTGGGTCCATACATCTGCACTGGCTTGTTGCTCAAATCTACGGAAGTCTGCTTGTGACATGGGTATAAATATTGTATGTTAGTCTTATTGTTATTTATATAGATGTATCACAAACGAAAATATCAACCGATGTTTCCAGAGAAATATACCGGAGATCCGTCTAATATTGTGATGCGTTCAAGTTGGGAAACTCGGTTTGCTATCTGGTGTGATAAGAATCCACAAATTAAGAAGTGGAGTTCTGAAGAAACTGTAGTACCATATGTTTCACCTGTTGATGCAAGACCTCATAGATATTTTGTTGACTTTAAAGTACAGACTTCAAGTGGAAAAACGTATTTAGTGGAGATCAAGCCAAAGCAACAGACGTTTCCTCCTCAAGGAACGCAAAAGACAAAGCGTTATTTAACAGAGGTTAGTACTTATTTAGTAAATCAGGCAAAGTGGGAATACGCAACGAGATACGCAAAGGAAAGAGGCTGGGAATTTATAGTCTTAACAGAAGATGATCTAGGAATATAAATGAGCGATAATTTAGAAACAATCTTTCAGAAGTACAAATACGATAAGAGTATTGCTGATAAATCAAAAAGTTGGTTTCAACAACAGCAACTAGCGTTATCTAGGAAAGTTATAGAACCTAAACAAGTCTTAAGAGAACAGCCTAAGACTTCTAGAATGACTCCTGGAAAATTGTATATGTTCACGTATGATCCTAAGCATAAAGCAACTCTTCCATATTATGACACGTTTCCATTAGTATTCCCGTATCAGAAAATGCCTGATGGATTCATGGGATTAAATATGCATTATCTTCCTTACTTTCAACGAATACAGTTGATGACTCGATTAATGCAGTTTTCTACCAATAAGACTTATGATGAGAATACTCGCATTAAATATTCTTGGTCATTAATCGCTGGACTTTCTAGATTTAAGTTAGCAGAATCATGTGTTAAGCATTATCTCAAAGATCATGTTACTTCGATGTTTATCGAGATTCCAGGTACAGAATGGCACACTGCAATGATGTTACCAGTAGAAAAATTTGTTGGAAGTAATAAAAATAGAGTATGGGGAGAATCACTTAGAAAATGAGCAAATTACAAGAATTCGTAGGGCATATTAAGACTGGAATGGCTAAAACAAGTCATTTTGAAGTCTTAATAGCGCGCCCACCATCATTATTAACAGAGCCATTAAACTCTAGTATACGTAAGATTTTTTTATTCTGCGATCAAGCACAACTTCCAGGTTCGTCATATGAAACTAATCAAGTTAGATCATACGGTGAAACAAAAGATGTTCCATACTCAAAATTATATGAACAGATTAATCTAAGCTTTTATGTTGATGCTGGATTTATAGTGAAAGAGTTTTTTGATTCTTGGATGAACGTAATACAAAATCCCGTGACACGTGACTTTAAATATCCAACAACATATTTAGCTCCAACTATAGATATTACAGTACAAGATTCGGAAGACAAAGATCGCTATCGTTGCACGCTGTATAATGCATTCCCCAAATCTATTTCAGCTATACAATTAGATTATGCAGGTAAAGAAGTCATGAAATTACAGGTATCTATGACATATCAATACGCAGAAAACAAAGTATTAGGCAATTATACAGAGACATCTGATGTTAATCTTGCGCAAATAACGCCAGCTCTTCCATCATTTGATTATGGTTATAATTCCTTTTCAACAATCCCAGATAATTATTTTAATAATTTTGTAGGATTTCAAGATCAATTCGACTTTACTACTGGTGGAGTTCAATCTCCTATCAGCATTGAAGATGCAAATCAACTATTAGGTTTTGGGAGTGCTTTTGTATGAACGACGAACATTGGATTCAAAAATTATGGCGTCCAGCAATGGGATGGACTTACATGGCTATAAACATATTTGATTTTATTATAGCACCTGCATTTGTGCTACTTTTAAAATTAAAAGGTGTGGAGGTTGATATGTGGAAGTCACTAACACTTGACAATGGCGGATTTATTCACTTAGCATTTGGTGCTATTCTTGGCGTTTCTGCGTATGGTAGAACTCAAGAAAAAACTGCAACAATTAACACTGCTGCTGATACAACAAAATAAACTATGAACACTGATGATAAATTAAGCCTAGTGTTTGATGTAGAACCTATAGGCAAGACTGAAATTATATTACAAAATTCAAGCGAAATAGTTGCAAAGAATGAAGCATTTGATCATGACTATGAAACTACTAGAAGCAATCTTCATTCAATTTTAAGTCAAGGACAAGATGCACTATTTCATGCTCTCGAAGTTGCAAAACAAAGTGAACACCCACGAGCTTTTGAAGTTGTGGGTGGTTTAATGAAACATTTATCTGATATCAATCATCAGTTACTTGATCTTCATAAGAAAAAGCAAAATTTAGAATCCAATAGGGACGATTCTGAAAAAGCTACAGTGACAAATAATAACGCTATCTTTGTAGGTAGTACAACTGAATTGAGCAAAATGCTCGATGATATTCGAAAAGGAAAATAATCATGGCTTTACCAGTAATGTCAGTGCCGACATATGAATTGACTGTACCTTCAACTAAACAGAAAATTAAATATAGACCATTTCTAGTGCGTGAAGAGAAAGCGTTAATGATCGCTCAACAAAGTGAAGACGAAAGTGTAATGTTGAATACGCTAAAGAGCATCATTGAAGGATGCACATTAAACAAATTAGATGTTGAAAAACTTGCAATCTTCGACATTGAATACATCTTCACTCAATTACGAGCAAAGTCAGTTGGAGAAATCTCTGAATTGTTATTTAGTTGTTTGGAGTGTAATGATCCCAAAGCAAAGATGGCGGTTGATATTGATTTGACTACATTAAAGGTTGAGTTTGACAAAAATCATTTTAGCACTATTCCATTATTTGAAACCGTTGGAATTAAAATGAAATATCCAAGTCTTGTACTTTTAGATAAAATGAAAGACTTTGACAGTAATGACGTTTCTGTGATATTTAATATCATCTTTGATTGTGTTGAATCTATTTACGACGAGGATTCAGTATA